ATTACGGGCCGGGCTTTATTTCACGCGGCGTGCGTTTAGGTGCAACCGGCCTGAATCCATCGTTCGGCCTGATCCGGAACTTCATTCGTGACGCGATGACGTTTTCGGTACTCCGAAAACATTCCAAGCGGGGTGCTTTAGGGGCCGCAAAAGGCGTGATTGACGACGTTCGGAATACAGAAGCCGCCAAACGATTCAAAGCCCTCGGCGGCAAAATGAGCGGCTACATCGGGCAGGATCGGCGGGGATTAAAGGCCATAAAATCCGAGTTATTCGCGTCAAACGGTAAAAAGTATGCCCTGCATACCGTTTTGCACCCGGTGGATGCCTTGCGTGAACTATTTGGCATTACCGAAACCGGCGTAAGGATCGCTGAATTTGAAGCGGCCTATAAAGATGCTGCGGCTAAATATGGCGAAGGTACGCTTGATGCTGCTATTTATGCTTTGAATCAGGCTCAGGACGTGACAACGAACTTTACGAGGCATGGCGTGTATGCCAAGTACCTTAACCAGCTAATACCCTTCTTCAACGCCGCTATTCAGGGACCGGACAAAATCATTCGCACATTCAAGGAGCGGCCTATTGAGGCGGCGATTCGGTCAGTGGCATACCTGACCATCCCGGCAATCGGTCTTTGGTGGAAATACAAAGATGAGGACTGGTACAAGAACTTGCCTGATTATGAAAAAATCAATTATCTGCATTTCAGGTTTCCAGGCACGGAGACAATTGTTAGATTGCCGGTTCCGTTTGAATTAGGGCACGTATTTCAATCAATGCCTGTGGCGGCTCTTGATTCCGCATACAATGACCGCCCGGAAGAATTTACCGGCTCACTGGTAAATATACTGGATCAGGCGAACCCGTTTGGAAGTCGCTGGCTTATCGGCGGCATTCCAGCCGTTGGAATAGCCGTACAATTGATAGCAAATAAGGATTGGGCGGGAAGGCCGATTGTTCCGATGTCAGCCCAAGGAAGGCTTCCGGCAGACCAGTACGGCCCATACACAACCGAACTTATGAAGCACATCGGCAAGGCCCTGAATGTTTCGCCTGCCAAGCTGGAATATGCGGTCGATAATTTGTCAGGCGGCCTATACCGGCGAACCATTAGAGGGGCTGAGGTCATAGCCGGACAAAGGGATTACGAAACCGGCCTGCCGGATTTACCGGTCATTGGAACGCTTTTCACGCGAGACCCTTACGCTCCACAGGCCCAAATTGAGCGGTTTTACAAGCGACGAGATGCCCTGAATCGCAAATACCAATCAAAGGCAATCACCAAGCCGGAAACGAGAGAGCGGGCGGCATACAATAAAATCGGAGATATGCTTAGCCTGTATTGGAAGAAACTACACAATGCCAAAACAGTCAAAGAAAGAAAGGAAATTTACGAAAAAATAGGGAAATTGATCGAAAAAGCGGAGGGTTTTAGTCGCCGAACAAATAGACAAAAAGAGCAATGATGCCGATGAATATTCCCCATTCAATAATCATTCGGAGAGCGTCCATTGGGAAATCTTTCAATACTTTTTTCCAATCTTCAGCCATAAGACCTAAGAATACTGTGTTGGGCACGGAAGTCAAATAAGAAAAAGGAGCGCGGTAGCATGACGGACAAAGAGCGAGATGACAAGATAAACAAGATATATGATGTGGTGATCAGGCTGCAACCTATGGTGGAAGATCACCACACAACGCTGTATGGCAACGGCAAACCGGGACTTAAAGAGGATATGGCGATACAGAAACTCAATTACAAAAATTGCCCGGCCAGGTTGGCCGCCAGTAACGAAGGCAAGCGATTGACCCTTGCCTATGTTATGATGGTCATTGCCATAATCTCGCTCATTGTTACGGTTATAACAACATTCAAATAGCTGACTTCTAATCACCTCCTCCTAAAAGGGGGCCGGTTTCACGCCGGACCGGCCCCCGCTTTACGAAAGCTTAGATAATGCTACGGGTGTAAACCCGTAGTAGTTTACTGACGCGTTGTGCCTGACTTGATATGCTTACTTTCGTTCCAAACTCCTTTCTGACCGCCTTGCTGCCTGACCCTCAGCGGGGCGGTTTTTATTTTTGCATCCGCCGCTCCGCGAAGGTATAATGGCAGCCGAAAGGAATTGAAAAATGCTGCAAGCGGTCTTATGTCTGATTCCGGCGGTGATTGCTCTGCCTTATCACAGTCCAACCTATCAGTACTTTATCAATCGCGACTACGCTGTCTTAATCTACCATCCGGCCAGTGAAATGGTCTGGACAAAGATTGACGGCACAGACAACTGGGTCTGGATTGACAGCAAGGGCTATGCATACAAGGCTGGCAGCGCGGAGGCAAATAGATGGTTTTCAGATTCTTTTGATGTCCAGGTTATCAATCACTTCACCTTGCTGATTTTTTTCTCCGAGCACTGGCTCAAGCCGTGGGATATGAGAGACTTTGCCTTGCTGTCTCGATACTGGCAGCGCGGAGGCAAGTGGAGTTTGGAGACAATCGCCAACCTGCTGCACGATAACTGGCTGTGATATGTTAGCCGGCTATCTAACATCCTCTATCGAGCACACACCGCAATAACGACGTAATACAGCTTAGAATTTTTCAAAAAACATAAAATCTTCATTTTTAACCTTAAGTCCCGCTATTTATTTGATTTACAAGCGGCTTAATCAACTTTGAACATCTTCTTATTTGCGCCATCTTTTACATTGTTTATCAATAAAACCTATACCAAACCTAAACCAAGCCTACATGAATTATCCTTGATCTACCTGCCATACCGTAGTTGCATATTCATTAAGGTTGTATTCAGTTGATTCCAATTTGCCTGCTGTTGCATTTGATTTGTTTTAATTTCTCTGAAACTTTGCCTTGTAATAAAACATTTTTTTCCGTCATAAGTGTATTATGCACATACATTTGCAAACCTTATAACATAAAATATCGTAATTTTTCATAATTTAATCTTGACATAGTGCCGATATGAATTATGATGTTTTATGAAGAAAGTCAATAATTATTCATAAGGGCAAAGTTATGGCTGATTCTATTAAGCAACTTACTTTCAATGAAAATACTTATCCTGATGTTCTCGAAGTTGTAATCAAATTATCAGAGCTTGAACAACGGAAGCCACACGATACCGCCAGACGCTTAATCGTAAAGGCTGGTCAACAAAGAATCAAAAAGCTTTCTGCAGCAGAACGGAGTAAAAAATAATGAAAGCAATCAGAGGAATATGGAGATTCATCAAGACTGTTGGATACGCACTGACGTTTGTTTTTGTCCCTCGTGATTATCCTGATGCCGGTGTCAAGATTGGGAGGCTTGATACATGAAAACCGCAGTAACCCAGACCAGCATAGATGCTTATTACAGCATCAATCTCACTGAGCAGCAGAAAGAAGTTTTAACGGCTATCCGTGTGCTTGGTGAAACCTGTATCGCTGATGTAGCGACTTATCTTGGCTGGGAACGCAGTACCGTAAGCGGACGGATGAATGACCTTAAGAAAGCCAATTAGGAGGTAGCACAAATGCCTATCACAGACCAACAAAAAGAATTACGGCGTAAGCATATTGGAAGCTCCGATATGGCCGCTATCTTAGGGATAGACCCATTTCGGAATGCCTATGACGTTTGGCTCGAAAAGACCGGCAAGGTCGATTCGTCCGACATCAGCAGCGAAGCCGCCGAAATAGGAAACGCCCTTGAAACCGGCATTTTGAATCTGGCCGAACGCAGGCTCGGTAAAATCCTGCGTAATCAATACCGTTCGGCAAAAGACAAACGAGGCTTGCCGCTGGGAGCTAATATTGACGGCCTTGTTATTGCCAGCAACGAGCCTATAGACGCAAAGACCAGCGGCATTACCGGCCCGCTGTTTGGCAATTGGGGGGACGAGGGCACTGACCAAGTGCCCGACCATATCATCACACAGGCACACGTACATATGCTGTGCGTTGACAAAGATATTTGTCATATCGCAGCGGTTCTGGGCGGTCGAGGCTTTCAGCTTTTCCACGTCCCGGAAGACAAAGAGCTGCGAAATATCATCTGCGAGAAGGCTATCGAGTTCTGGGATAAGCACGTTCAAGCCGATGTTCCACCGGCAAATGTTACCCCGTCAGCACTGATGATTAAGCGAATTATCCGGGAGCCGAACAGTGTTGTTGATGTCCCCGATGAGCTTGTTCAAAAGTGGCTCGATGCACAGCAGGCCAAGCGTGATGCTGAAAAGATGTGCGATGCTGCACAGGCAGAAGTTTTGACCGCTTTGGGACAGGCTGAGTGCGGTAACTGTTCATTCGGGCAGGTTACATATTTTGAGCAGAGCCGCAGCGGAATTGACGCAAAGGCCCTCAAAGACCAACTGCCTGAAATAGCTGCTCAGTTCGCAAACATCACCAAATACCGAGTCGCTCGGTTTAAGAAAGCTAAATAAGAAAGGAATCTGAAAAATGAATGCTAATCAACTCACAAAAGCAAAGCAGAGTTTAGAGAGACTTCTGAACTCTGACCAATTCCAAAAGTCCCTCGCAGATGTAGCACCGAAACATATCACAAAGGAACGCATTGTCAAGCTGGCACTTGTAGCGGCAAGCAGGCAGCCGAAACTTTTTGAATGCACCCCGCAGAGCTTTCTGCAATCGGTTATGAAGTCCGCAGAGCTTGGTTTGGACTGCGTTGGGACTTTGGGACAAGGTTATTTAGTTCCTTACTACAACGGCAAAATCAAAGCTTTTGAATGCCAATTTATAGCGGGCTATCAGGGCCTTATCGACCTTGCCCGCAGAAGCGGCAATATCTCACGCATAGAAAGCCGTGTGGTTTACGAAAAGGATAAATTCGATGTCGAGTACGGCCTCGACCAGAAACTTATTCATAAGCCTTATTTGGGCGGTGACAGAGGCAAGATTGTTTGTGTTTACGCTGTTGCCGAACTCAAAGACGGAAGCCGACAGCTTGAGATTATGACCCTCGATGAGGTCGAGCGTATCAGAGACCGCAGCAAGGCCAAAGAGAACGGCCCGTGGGTTACTGACTTTGCAGAGATGGCCCGCAAAACTGTTGTCCGCAGAATAGTTAAATACCTGCCAATGTCCCCAGACCTCGTTAAAGCCATCGAGACCGATGACCAGCAGTTCGATTACAACCATGCCGCTGATATGGCTGGCGGTATGCAGGCTGGCGTTCAGGGCCTCAAGGAACGGCTCAAAAAGAGCGTTGAATCTAAAACTGTTGACGATGTTTCGGCAGAAGAAGCAGACAATTTGGCAATTAACGGGAGAGGAGAGACGGCGTAATGGCAAACTATAACAAAGTAATTCTAATCGGCAATCTGACACGGGACCCGCAGTTGTCGTATCTGCCGAGTCAGACGGCGGTGGTGGAGTTCGGGCTGGCGATCAACCGGCGATTCAAGAAACAGGATGGATCAGAAGGGAAGGAGGTGTGTTTTGTTGACCTCCAGATGTTCGGCAAGCGGGCGGAAGTGGTCAACAAGTATTTCAAGAAAGGCGACCCGATATTCGTCGAGGGGCGTCTGAAGTTTGACCAGTGGAACGCGCAGGACGGCTCGAAGAAAAGCAAACTCCGGGTATTTGTGAAGAACTTTGAGTTTGTCGGGGAACGGAAAGCAAAAGAGCCTGAACCGGAGCAA